GAACTACTAAGTCACATGGCTTTTTAAAATCATTTGGATTCTTAATCTTTCCCCAGTTGATTGCTGCAAGAGTGCAGAGAGAAATTTCACCATTGGGATCATCCAAAGACTCAAGTGGTTGGGTAGTAAGTGTGATTTCGCAGCACAAATTGCTCATACGAATAGGAGCTAATTCTTTAATAAAGGAACCATGATCATTTGCATGGTCGACATTCATTAGATAGATACGACCTGTATCTTTTCTTTCATTCATAAACTTGGTGAAAAGTTCTAGAGCAGGAACAGATTTCTTTCTAATATCCGGATTGTTTTCTGCTTCCTCATAGAGAGTTCTAAACTTATCGACATCAATAAAAAATGCTTCATAGAGTTCTGGAACATCATGTGGTGAAAATAAAGTAATATTTGAATTGGTCAATAGACGTTCATACATTACTTTATTGAATTGAACTCCATAGTCTAAATGTCTGATCCGATTTTCCTCGACACCCTTGTTGTTCTTTAAAACAAGCATATCTTCAATTTCAAGATGCCAAAAAGGATAGTATAGAGTTGCGGCACCACCACGGACACCACCCTGAGAACAAGACTTTACGGCAGACTGAAATAGTTTATAAAAAGGAATTACACCAGTATGTGATGTATCACCATTTCTAATCTTTGAATTGATAGCGCGAATTCGACCTGCACCAATACCAATTCCTGCTTTTTGTGAAACATAATTTACAATCGAAGATGTTGTGGCATTGATTGAATTTAATGAATCATCTGTTTCAATGAGAACACAGGAACTAAATTGCTTGACGGGTGAACGAAGTCCAGCCATGATTGGTGTTGGAAGTGAAATTTCAAAGTTCGAGAGTGAATCATAAAAATCTCGAACCCACTGTAGTCTAGTATTCTTTGGATAGTTTCTGAAAAGAACCATAGGAATGAGAATAAAAGCCATTTGTGGCGTTTCATAATATTTCTTGGTAACTCTATCCTTGATAAGATATTTGCCGCGAAGTTGCTCCATTCCTGCATAGGAAATATTGAAATCTCTCCTATGATCTATAAAAGAATCAATTTGATAAAATTCTTCCTCTGTATAATGACCTAAAATTTCAGAATCATAATATCCTGCCTTCACAACATTCTTTACGTGTGAATATAGATTAAGAGGTTCATGATTATTATAAACCTCCTTCCGTAGTTGATAATTGATAAATCTTGAAGCTACATATTGATAATTCGGTGTTTCTTCAGAAATAAGTTCAGAAGCAGCTTTGATAAGAGTTTCCTGAATATCAGTAGATTTGATTCCGTCATAAAATTGAATTTGAGTTTTTAATTCAATTTCTGAAACTGATACACCGGTAACATTGTGGCACCCGTGCTCTACCATTTTATGGAATTTATTTAGATCAAGAAGTTCCCGATCTCCGCTTCTTTTCTGAACATAAATTGTCATTAATATATCCTATTAAAACTAAGGTGTGTAATCAAACACCTTAAAATTACTTTCATAATCCTCAACTATGGCCGTGCAAGATTCTACCCAATCACCGCAATTAACATAGAGTAAATTATTTATAGACCCATTATATAAACTTAAAGTAGTTTGTCAACTCTTTATATGCAGATTCCGCTACTTCCTTGTGTTCTTTTTGAGTGCCGTTTGATCTACGTAGATCACAATAGTGGATCCACGATCGAAGAGTTCCTGCCATATACAACTTGGAAAGAACGAGGCCTTCAGGAAGAACTGCTCGAGCTTGTTCCTTAGCAATACCATGTTCAATGGCCCACTTATATGCATCAAGTGTTGCATTCTTCACAACATTTTGCATGGCCTCCCAATTCTTGTTGAGTAATTCATCATCCGTTTCAATAGAATTTTGTCTATTCTTTGTATCTTGAAGGCGTGCTTCTTTAGTAATAAAACCAAGATCCTTAGTTGGATCGGCATAACGTTGAGAGAATTCTTGAAAAGAGAATGAGCGATGCCGAAGAATTTGTCGAGCAATATCACGAGTGGTATTAATTTCCATTGTGACAGACAACATTTCGAACGGGGACCAATGTTTGTTTTTAATAAGATACTTTAATAACTTATCAGATGTTTCAGAATTCATTTGATTTGATGGATTTGAAACTCTTGCACAATAAGCAATAAATTCTTCTGGAGTTAGATTAACAGAGTCAATCACAGGTTGTGTAATTGCAACAATTTTAGCTGTATTCATACTTGTTTGCCTCTATGCATTTTAATAAAAGTTCTCATTTGTTGCTTTATTGATTCAATATCTTTCTCTGTTCTAATTCTTTGAGGTTCACATTCATCAACCTCGTAGCAGAGCATTGAAATTGTCAATCTTCCTATAGTATTCCCTAATATATTAACAGTGTTCCAATATTCATCCATTACTTATTCCTCTTTATCTTCAAAGATATCTTCTTCATACCAGAAGTAATCTTTTATATTTTCAACAATAGTTCTGTATGGTTCATGAACAACCATTTTGGGACTTGGATCAGAATTTATAACTATTTCCATACACATTTCAATGATTAATTCGGCAAACTTTTCTAATTCATTATCGACATAAACTTCACAGTCACGCCCTTCCTTGATAAGGGACCCATCATATTCATCAAATCCTGCTTCTTTGGCTAATTCTTTAATAAATTTATTCATAGATATACACCTGCATTTTTCTTGTCTTTCATAATGTGGCATTGCATATCCTGTCGGAATTTTTCACGACCTTCAGCACTTTGTGTGGTGAAATTTATCATGTAAGCCAATGTTCCGCTTGATCCAAAATACACACAAGCATGAGTATGAGTTTGAACTATCACTGTGTATGCTGGTGTCATTGCAGCACCACCCATGCCTCCATATCCCAAAGAAGTGTTTCCCCACACCTGGGGAAACATGATCACTTCAATGTCTTTTTCATATGGGCGTCTGGTTTTGTCTATTCTGGGAACCAATCTATCGTTTTTCATAGATTCCTTTTTCTCAGTTTCAGTCATTTTACTCCACAGTGACCAATCCCGACCTTGATAATGTATATCAGGAAGATCGCGATAAATGGCTGCAGCCACCGATTGATGAACTGCTTCGATTGGTGATCCAAGTTGCATTTTAAGTCCTCTTAATTATGAATAATAGCAAAAGCAAAGCAAGTCATTGGTAAAAACTCCCAGGCTGTCCGGTTGCGTTGCTGTTTGTGCATGCAAGCCGGTGATCTGAATGATGTGGACATCTTTTGTTGCCGCAAATTTCACACGCATAGCGAAAATATAAGTCTTGACCAGTAAGACTTGTGATAAAATCAGCCTCTGGCAATTCTTGACGGCGTTTGTCCTGACACGACAAACATCCGCATGGTTTCTCGGTCATTCTGGTGCCTCCATCATTCCTCTTCTTCCTCAACAGGGAATGAATCCATCTTGATCCCAAAAACCAAATTTCTGCATGGTTTCTGTTAGTGATTCCATACAATCATCACCTACAACCAACCGATTGATATAATATACCAAACTGTTGATAATTTCTTCATCTTTATAAAGTTGCATTATTGCATCCTCCAATATATTATTCATAAAAAAATAACCATTCCGTCAGTGTTTAGTGCAATTTCATTCTTTTCAAGACCCTGTTGGATCATTTCAATCACTTGCTTTTTGGGATATGTTTTGGTCAGTGTATCAACCAGATAAGTTGGATTAATGCCACCATGATCAACAACAACCGAAGCAGATTCCAATGCTTCTTTCAAACGGGATAAATGATTTTTTTCAGTCATTTCACTTGCTTTTTCTAGTTTCTGTTAAATTTTAACATATTATATTTTATCTGCTCCCGACTTTATCAATACTTTTCCTCACCATTTTAGATCATCCATGGCCTGAACACCGCCATTTTCTACCTGATTAACATGATTCCAGACCCGATACCCAACCTGATACCAAGCCTGATACCAGACTTGCCAACTGACCTGATTATAGACCTGATCCCTGACTTTATCAATACTTTTCTTTACCATCTTAAATCATCCCAACCCTGATACCAGACCTGAACCTTGACATGATTCCAGGCCCGACTCCAGACCTGATCACCGACCTGATACACAACCTCATCATTGACCTGTCGTCTGACTTGATTCCAGACCTTTCCTCCAACTTGACAAATCTCGTGAAATATCATCGTATTTGCTCTGCTATCATTTTATAACCTTTTGCATTGGGATGCACACCATCCGATGAGATTACTGGAATATAAATTATCCTGTCATGATGTTCAGAGGCCACACTTTTAACGATTTCCTGCACATATGGTTTGATAGCCGGTACAATCCAAAACACAGTATCGGCTTGCACTCGGTTGCGAATCATTTCCAAATCCTGTCGAGAACCTTGTTCAGAGTCGTTGCTGCCCAAACTGATGACAACAGTTTTTGCAGTCAAGTCTGCATTTGCATAGCGATGAAGCCAAGCATGACTGGTGATACCACTGCTTGCATACACAGCACATTCTGCACGATACTGATGTGTGCCAACTGCTATGCTGTCACCTAAAATAAGACATTCAAAAATCATTTTGATAAAGATCTTGATCAAGAGTCATTCTTATTCCTCTTTTAAGACCATGGTGTGCACCAGGTAATATTGATAAACCACAAACCAAAACTTTTGTGGAGACCTGCATCATACCACATATCTTCGCGGCCCCAGTATCTCACCTCTGGCTTTAACCAATTCCACCAATACACATACCACCAATGTGGATCACGATCAGGTCCACCCCAGGTTATGCCTATCCAACTAATTTTCATTTGTATTTTTTCAATAATTCCAATGCAGTTTCTATATCAAAAGAGTCCCATTTGTCACAATGTCCTCCAGTCCAGGTTTCTGTGTTATACAATGGTGACTCAGGATTTTTACAAATGGCTGGGTCAGACCGTGTTGAATCTGAAACTTGCCATGATATACAGGTACGGCACTGACCCCACCAATCATAATGAAGTCTCAAACTTTCTTTTTTTGTCATAATATCGGCACTGTGTCCACACTCAGGGCACTTCCATACAGGATCAAGCGTCAATTGAGCATGGTCAATTAGACCCGCTGGGCTACCCAACCCGCGTTTGGCAGCATCACGAGTTGTGGGGTTAATGCCTATCCCTTGTTTCATTTCAACTTTGCATCGTGGGCACAACATTTTCAATCAACTTCTACAACTCTGGCAGTGCCTTGCTCATCATCCAATTATTTTTCAACGATCACATATTCTACAATGGTTTTTTCTCGAGGTTCAACTTGATAAACAGAAATATCTTCAGGTCCTTTATCTTGCATTTCAGTTGAACCTCGACCCCATGAAATCATCCAAAATGTGTTGTCAATTTTGTTGCGATATATTTGAGAATAATAAGTAGTCCATCTTGATTTTCCATCAATTTTTGCTACAGTTACTTCTTCATAATTGTCAACTTCGTCATTGTCGTCCCATTTTAAAATGGCTTCGGCTACTTCTTGTTTCATTTTATTTTCCTCTAAAGTTTCACATATTCAAGATTTTCTAACTTATACAATTCTTCCAATAGCATTTGCTCTGCTGCTCGTGCTTCATCCCAATACAAAGTCAATTTCTTATTGGATCCACTGTCTGTGTATTCCATTTGTGCATCATATCGTTCGGCACGTTGCTGTCTTGAAGTATAGTTAAACCACAATTTACCTAGATTGGTTTCTGAAAATGCTTTTCTTGCAGCCTGGTAATTCACGATATCTTGATTAGTCATCTGTACTTTCCCATGCATGATGAATGATAACCCAATCTTCTAGACATTCTTCAAAAGAATAAGTGGCATCAACATGTTCTTTGCCAAACTTGGCATACATCTTTTCAAGCCAAAATGGATAGTAATCTTTTCTGATTTCATCTTCTGACATTGTATCCACATCACCGTCAGGCAATTCATAACTATAATAACGCAAAATTTAATCTCCGTCAAACATTTCCTGAATTTTATAAATTGCCCAATCAGTGTCACCTTCACACTGCTCAATGACATTGATGCATTTTTGAATGATCAGGAATGCAAACTTGATTCTGTCAAAGTGATCATAATAAACTGGTTCTCCTGAAGGTTTGTAAATGGGTTTCGGTTCCATCATAGAAGGATCAATATAATGACTTTGTCTCTTGGTGGTGGCAGCGTCAATACATTTTTGTATTTCATTGTTCATTTTTTGAAAGTTCTTTATTCAAAGTGTTTATTTCTTCCAATAATGATATTATACGAGTTGCTGCTTGTGCTACAATATCACTATCGACATATCTGCCTTCATCATCCAATCGCAATGCAAGCAATTCAAGCCGTTCCGTTAGCGGTGTCATTTTCCAATACCTTTGTAATTTTTACAGTTATCAGCACCACAATTATGTGCACAACCAATGGGACATTCTTGTTTTGCTAGTTCTTTCATTCGCTTTAATAATTTATTAAGTGGATCTATTTTCATTGATCTACAACAAGAAATAGTAATGGGATGAAACTCCTTTCCAGAATCTGATACTTCCACAACATCCAGATAATTATTGAAAAAATCCTGAATACATAGTTTCAGTTCATAAAGGTCAGCAATTTGATCATAGTCCATTTTTACTCACATTCATCTTCTTCATTAAGAAGTTCAATACCAAAATGCTTCAACAAATCTTCTGATTCTGGATGAGTCCAATCATCAGCTGCATCATTATACTCAGCATTGCTATTCAAAACCTTAATACATTCCTGAACAACCAAATAAGCTAGCTTTGTGGGATCGAGGAATTGTGTTGTCCTAACTTGGACCGGTTGATCTTCGTGCTGAACTAGTTCGTTTTGATAAACCCAACATTGTTCCACTAATTTATTCACTAAATCATTATTCATTTTAATCCTCCAACTTATTAATCAGATTTTGACAAAGTTTCCGCCACTCATCACGTTGAGTTTTGATCTTATCATAACTCAATTCATTATAGTCATTTGCAATGAACAACACCAAATCACGATACTGATTGAGCTTTTCAAGTTCAAATGCAGCTGCTGTTAGTAATGAAGGTGATTTATGATAGGACGGAAGGGAATTCTCTGCTCTTAGTTGATTAATCAATTTCAATGTATCAAAAAACATCACACCTTACTCCAAGTTGCCAAAGCCAATTTGGCTGCCAATTCTCTATAAGTATTTGTATCAATGATGTGCTTTATAAAGTCAGGGCTTAGACCTTCCAGAACCATATCATTTACATCTTTAATATCAAGATTAGATGGGAATATACATACATTATATCCCTGAATTATGCATTTGTCAATCTTTTTCTTTGTTTCATGGCTTCTAGGTTCATTATCATAGCAAATAACTAGATTTTCTTTTGGTAATGAGCTAATAGTAGAAACTAGATCACCGCCTGCAGTTGCAATAGAATTTGGAATAAACATAGAATCAAAAGGTCCTTCAAAAACATATACTTTTTTATTGAAATCTACTTCATCTAGACCAAAAATCTTAGGTTTACTCTCGTCATTTACTAAAGTAATATATCTAGTTTTACTTAGAGGAGATAAGGATCTTCCTTGAAAAGCATGCATGCTCTTATCTTTATCAAAGAAAGGAATGACAATTCTCCCTTCATCATGTTTTAAAGCATTTTTATCAAACTTAGAAGGAATTAGTTCATTTGACCATGCAAAGAAATTGGGACACCAAAATATTTTTGCATGAAATGGATTTGGTATCTTCCTTTCTGAAATATAAATTTTAGCAGGATGATCGTAGGGAAGTTGACTAATTTTTTTAAGACCTTTCAGTGGCCCAGACTGAAGGAATACAGGCCGCTTCATCTTCTCGATGAAAGCATTTAGACTTTCCTTACCATCATTCTTATTTTTTAATAATTCTAATTTATATTCGGAAAATAATTGATAATCTACAGATTTGAGAAATTTCTCAAATGAAGTAGTAAGTGTGCAATTATGACAATGAAACAATGTCACACCTTGCTTGGTGTAAATATATGCTCTGGCTTTCCGTTTATCAACTTGTGAATCACCACAAATTGGACATGAAAAGTTATAGGTATTTCCAGACTTTTTGGAATAATTCCTTAGTCTGTTTGACAGTGTAGATATATATTTGTTTTCTAACCAATTCATAATAATGACTCTATTGTTTTAAGCTCAATAGAGATTATACACCATCCAATTGAAAAGTCAATGGAATTGTTTCGGAAGATTCCATCAACGCATAATGAGTGGATTTACTTTTAAAAATATTTGAATTCCATAATCAAGAATATATCCAATAACAGCACCAGAACCGATTGCAAGCCAAATCAACTTTTCAAGTTTTGTGATTTTGTCGTTTACAAGTCTATGTTGAATGTTTGCTTCACTTCGCATTTCTTTGACTTCTTCTAAAATTTTGGCATCTCGTTCGTCGATTGTATTATAGATTTTATCAACATGAGCGTCCATATCTTCTCTTCTTTTCTCTAATAATTTTAGAATGAAATCATTTGATTTTTCTTGTTGTGTGATTCTATGTTCTTGAACTGCTAATAGCTTTGATAGATCGGAAGCAACTCCAGTAAGTTTTTCGATAGCATCTTCCATTTTTGAAAATCTAGATTCATTAATAGGAAGTGGTTCTATTGGTACAACGGCCATCATACACTCCTATGAAGGTTTCTTTTTCTTATTTTTAAGCAAAGGATCATAACCTTGAATTGGTCCTGCTGATGTGGAGCCCATTCCAGAAGCGCCTACAGCATTTGTTGGAACTGCCGATTCTGTCTCAGCAATAAAATCCAAAAAAGATAAAAGATTATTCATTGATACTTAACCTCAGTGCTTTGATTATTCCAGAATCCATAGGTATAACATCTGTATAAATTATAGTTTCATCACCGATATTATATATGACATCAGGAAGTGCATCAAGTAATACCAAAAAAGGTTTCACATATTCAAATTCATTTTTTAATTTTAAATATAAAATTCTGACCGTGTGATTTCTAAACACATTCCGTAACAATATAATATGATTTAGAATCAATCGTTCTTTCAGTTCACCACATTCTTTATACTTAAAGATAAGTTTTTTGATATATCTTATCTTGTTTAAATCTTCCATAAACTCTTCGGTAGATTCACAATGCGGATTATCATAATATTTTGCACAATATAGTAAAAAATTACTATCAGTTAAAAATTCAAATTTAGTCAAACTACTATCTTTATTGCGGTTCGGTCTTTGATTTAATTAAAAGTGAAGCACCGGCAGTGGTGAACATAGTACCACACGCGGCAGCAAATTCCATCGGGTTGAAATCCTTTTGCATAACCATAACCTTATAAACTTCCAATGTAAAAAATACAAAAAATGATAATGTAGTCAAAACACGAATAATATCAACAGACATGTCATTTGAACCGGTAAACGCGGTCTGAATAGCATATCTAAAGTTGATACGTGTTTTCATATTAGAAAGTACTCATCGTTGTTCTAATCCATGAATTGTTTGCAATACAAACATAAAAATGTGTTGCATCATATGCAAACTGTCCCTTCACACCAGTCGATGAGGAATTGGAAGGAACAGTTGCTGAAAATGTAGATACATTTTGTGTTGAAATTAGAACATTTGCAAAATTTTGAAGTGTGATTGTTTGAACATTTGCAGTTGTGTTAGCGTTTACTAACACGACAACTCTATCAGTAAGAGCCATCGTGTTAGCAACAACTAAATCACTAATCTTTTTAGCATCATTAGCCATAATATCGACTTTCGTTTAATTACGCGATTGGATCAACTGCTGAATTGGACTGAGTAATATTTGCTGTTCCATATACACCAGTAGTTGTAACACCATTCACACCTAGTGAACCCATAGCAACCAATGTTTCATATGTAACACGACCTGTTCTGCCACCGGTACCTTCTCTACGAACTACCCAACCCGAATGTGTAGCCTGAGGATATACAGAACCAACATCAACATAACCTGTGGCTGTATCACCCTGGATTGTATGACCAGCATGTTCAGTTGAGGAAGCATTTGCCGTTAGTAGAAGATTAGCACCACCTGGTGCAGCAGAAACTGCAAGAGAAGAGGCATTCACGAATGAAATATAATAATATGTGTTTGCAGTTAGACCAACGATTGCTGTATTTCCAGCAGCAACAGCATAGTAGAATCTATCATTTGCCTGCCAATAAGAATTAGCAGAAGCTAGAAGAATTGTATTAGCTGAAGCATTGATATATGTTGAATTGGCGCCAATCTGAATTGCAGCAGGAGCAGCAATAGCAACTGTTGGTGCAGTGATATAACCAGCGCCAGCAGTCTGAGGTAATAAAGAATCAATACGACCGGCATTCCCTGTTGTATTAGCATGAGCATTCACAACACCTGAAGATCCACCATTTGTTACGGTCAAAGTAGCAGTAGCATTAGCCTGATAACCAGAACCACCAAATGTTACATAACCAAGAACAATGCCACCACCTGATGTGCTTAGCATTGTTGCATTTACACCAAAAACCCCAACGGCCATATTATTGATAAATGCACCTACAGTTGTATTGCCAAACATATTATAATCTACGTTTGCACGTGAACCTGGTGATGTATTGCCAAAATGAGCATTTGCATCCATTGATACTGGATTGATACCATTCCCCGAGCCCTTTGCTAGAGCATAAGTACCAATTGGAGCACCAACTGAACTTTCTTTTGTAGTTGAAGAATTGGCAGTAACTGCCTGATCGTTTTGTCCCCACTGCATTTTTGTTCTCCTAAAGAATCTTTTTATTATTTATTAAAAGTGATTAGTGACCCATTGCTTTAAGCATTGATGCACGACTAGCGCGAATAGCTGAAACAAATGCTTCCTTTTCCGCGGGCGTTCTTTTGACATTATGTGCATTATCAAGCATACGAGCAACATCAGGTGTCAACACTGTTTCTTCACCGTTCTCGTGTTTTAGTGTTGTTTTAGCACCACCAGCCATAGAATTACGGGCTTGACGAATTCTATTGATTACATTAGAATTTGCTTCCGTATCATCATCTTCTGGCTTTTCAATAGGATTCTTTCGTGGTCGACCGCGACCTTCATCTAATACTGATTCTTCACCAAAAATTTTCTTTGTAGCACCCTTTATAATCTTTTCAATTTCCTTTGCACGACCAGGATGTTCTTGTGTGTTATGAACTTCTAAACTTTTTTCATTGCTTTCCTTCATACCGTGTGCGCGAAGTTCTTTAAAATCTTCAGCATCAATCTTCTTAGGATTACCAGCTAGTGCAGCAATTTTCTTCTGCTTTGGTGATAATTCCTCTTTCATTCCGCAAGTGCACATTTTCTTTTTGCACTTCTTGCATTTTTCCTGAAGATAACCAGATGTTGTCGGTCCAAGTCCTCTGGAACCGCCTTGATCATTTGTGTTATATGATTGCTTGCCATCACTTGAACCATATGGTGCTTCATTTAAACCAAGTGAAGCAGCTAATTCTTCAAGTGTTTCAAGTTCATCATCAGAAAAGTTTACATCTTCCGCCATCTTTTTCTGTTCATTTTTTTCTTTATTTACTTTTGATTTTTCCTTTTCTTCCTCTTCAGATCCACTTTCCTCACCATCAATGTCCTTATTATCCTTTTTAACTTCTTCATTAGCAGTTAACTGCTTTAAAGAAGGTTCAATCTTTACATCAGTCTTACCACCAGCAGTAATCTTCTTTGGATCACCAGGATGAGATTCCATGGTCTTTTCCAAAATTGCTCGGGTAGTTTCAATGACTGAAGTAGGTAGACCAAATTTATTATCTGAAAACACGGCTTGTTTCTCCTCTAAAACTTTTGATACAATACTTGCATTTCTTCCAAGAGTTGATTTTTCTGAAGTTGGTTCTGCTGAATTCTCTCGTGCAACATTCTCAACTTTTCTACGTTTTTCAGTACCTTCTGGAACTGAATCAGTTTCTTTTTCTTCTTCCGCATATACTTTGCCAGTATGTTTCCGAATTTTTTCAGCATGTTTTCTATCGGCAATAGTATCTTCACGTTGTTTCTTTGCATTCTGAGAAGCATTTCTTGCAGCATCATCTTTATTTTGCACACGGATATTTGATAAATGCTGAAGTCTGCCAATTGGTCTACCAGGACCTTGCTGGATAGGACTGCCAATATCTGTGCCTGTTACATTCCCTTTCATGTGGGAATAACCAGTAGCACTTTCTTTTACAACAGCCCGAATAACGTTTTCTAGTGATCTATATTTTTCCATTTTTTTAACTCTTTGTGATTGACCGGAGCATCCAAGCATGCTTATGGTGCTTGTCGATCCTGTCTTGGAGGAAATTTGCTAGGCCTACACAATCAGTTTTTTCTGCTAATTTTTGAGCAGTTCTAAGCTCATTGATTAAAGCATTATTATTAATTTCAAGTTCTTTGACCATTTTTAATGCTGTAGGAATATTAATCTGATCTTCAACAACACTCAACTGAAGAAGTCTTGAAAGACTGCCAGGAGCATATGCATCTAACGTACGAATTTCTTCTGCAATTTTATCAACTGCTTTCCATGCATCAGTATAAATTGTTTCAAAAAAGGAATGGAGTTGAGGGAAATATACTCCCTCAACATTCCAATGAAACCCATGACTCTTTAGATAGAAAGCAAATGTGCTAGCTAGCACAACTTTCATCTTTTCAATTAATTCATTCATAGATTATACAATCTTCTTAACGTCTGTTGTTACGGTATTTGCTGCAGTTGCAATATCCTTCTTGGCAGTTGCAACTGCAGTTTCTTCAATCTTTGTCACTGTTTGCTTATTTTCAATTAATTCACGAATCATATAATATACCACACAAGCGCCCAATGCACCTAATACTAAGTATAATACTTCCATTTTATTTCCGTCCCTTGTGTTTGAGTTCATGTAAATGGTTTACATATTCATCAAGTTCTTGCATAAACTGTTCTTTACTTATCATATGTATCTCTGGTCTATTTATTATTTTTTTCTTTTGAATTATTATTGGAGGTTCATTTTCAATTAGTCTAGTCTCATCACACCCAAGCATATTTGTAATTTTTTTCCAAATACCCTTTAGCATGAGATGCTCCTTTATTGAGTTATTATTTTCCTCCACCTCCGGAACTACCGCTTTTACCCGGATACATCTTCTTAATTTTACCATCGGCCATACGAATAGGCACTTTATGAATAATCATTTCGGTGCCATCAGCTTCTCTAACTTTGAGTTCAGTAATAAACTCTTTGAATTTTAACAATTCCATGCCCTTCTCGACCAATAGTTAGCACTTGTTTTCTTTGTTAAATTTCCTTGTCCAGATGATCTAGCACAATATGATCGTTTCCGAGCAGGAATATCCTTCTTAATACTGAGATGTTTATCACCAAAGTTCACTTTTTTGACGTTACCAGTTTCAGGATCTTTGACATATACCTTAGACTTTTTAACGTCGCCTTTCATCGGCTTATTTAGGGGAACTTCTTTCCCGTGATAAAGTGCTTCTTTAACTACTCTTTTGACGATTTGACCAGGTGTTTCTGATTTATAAGTATTTGCAAGAGATGTTGAACCGTCAAATCTTGAATCTGCATCAGATGAATTTACAGATTGTTTTTCACTATCCTGAGGTGTTTTAATATGCTTTGAAGATGCATGAGCATGATCAGAAGTTTCTGGTTTTTTTGTTTCTTCTGTTTGTGAATTTTTAAAATCGGCTTGTGTAGGTGCACCCTTGGAGCCTGGTTTTCTCATATGTTCCCCAGATCCATGTTTAATACGTTCACGTTTTGCATGAATATTATACCAAAGGCCTTTTCTTTCTTCCGTCATCATCTTTCCCCTATTTTTTACTTATTTTTTTCTTTTCAAACTTTTTCATACCATTCTGAACATCTCTCATCATTTCATCTTTTTGATCTGGTGTCATATTTGATGGTGCTCCAGCATGAAATGTTTCTTTATCACCCCTTTCTGCCGCGGCTCTCATTTTGGTTCCGGAAATACCTGTTACATCTTCCGCGTCTGGATCTCTTTCACCTGCCGATACAACATTGATCCCTTTAAAATTATAATAGCCATGGGCACCAGTTTGTCCATTATACTTGTGTATGAGATTCCGGAATCCTTCCACTCTATCTTGACCACCAACAACAGTTACATGTGTTACACCTTGTTTGTGAAGATTTGCAAGATGATGAAGCAAAGTTGGTTGTTCAACAGATGATGTAGATATATTCATATCTGGCCATGCTCTTTTGGCATGTTTGAGTTTTTGTTCAGGTGTGAGTGGATTTTTAGCATCATGAGAATGTGATAGTACTATTGAATGACTACCACCAACTTTTTTTGCTTCACTCTTTACTGTATCAATAACTTCTCCATGACCTTCCGTAGGAGGTTGGAATCGGACGGAAGGAGCAGTTACATGATGCTTTTCATATGATTCAAAAATGATCCTTTTAATTCTACTTAGAAGCATCAGAAGTCCCTTTCTTCTGAAATGCACCAGAACCAGTCAAATTGGCCTGAGCAAACCCACCTTCACCACGATTTACAAACTTGGTCATATTACCTTCTTTATCAACCGCAACAGCACCTTCAGGTAAAGTAGGTTTTCCATTGATGCTATTCTCAAACTTACTATTTTTGGCCATTACACCAGTAAGAATATTTTTGGCTTCTTGGAAATGATGATGAAGATCAAGTATTTTCTTGAAATGTTCTTTGTTGGCATTCACGTGATCTAATTTCTTAGAGAAATCTTGTTTCTTTCTATCAATCGCTGCTTGTGTTTTAAGTTTAGAAATTTCCTTTTCATGTCGATCTTTTAGGAAATTCATATAACCTTCAGTAGAAGGTTTACCACCTTTTCGTACTTGATCATTTACATGAGATTCCAAAGCCGCTTCATGACCATGAATTGCCTCAAATGCTTCAGGCTTCATACTCTGATATGTTTTTCTAATTGCTTCTTTATGCATAGCAAATTTCTTTTGTTCTTCTGGAGTATAATTGTTTGTATTCACCTTTTGAGTAGGATCAATATTATTAACATCCGGATGATCTATGAATTCAGCTCTTCTTTTGGCACTCAAAGGTGTTGCCGACATATTCTGTAAAGGCCCTTTACCTTTATATTCTGTATGCATTACAACACCGATTTTTGAATTTGTTACTTTTCTTCCTTCAGCAGAATTTTTATCAGTAGAATATGTAATTGTATTTGGAGTAAAACTAATCTTTCCACCATTTTTCTTAATATCACCCTTTCCATGCATCATATCACCTTGAAAAACACCACCAGTCTTTGGCATAATTTTTGGAAGATGATATAGTGCTTCTTTGAGTTTTGACACCAAACCTGGGGCATGACCATGGTTTCGTTCAATATCTTCATTTGTATAATTGATTTTTGGATTTTTATTAAAAGCAGATTTGGAAGCTACAAAGAATTTTCCAGTTTCTGGATGTGTTCCATATACTATACTTGGAGCACCATCATATTTTGTTGAAATATGAGTTGATGTTTCTTTCCCAAGAAGATGATTGTGCGCATCATCTAAAAATTTTGATGCTCTTCTTACACCTTCATGACCATCATAAAGAATATTATCTTCTAGATGACGAAGATGAGTGAGAGGTTTACCTGTAGCAGATTCTTCATTCTCTATAAGAAAATTTCTAAATGTTAACATTTTATGAATGTCCTAAATGTTTTGCAAAATCTTGTAAATGGTCATCACGATCTAAATTTATAGGACTTCTAATTAAACCGTGTTTTCCATGAATTTGAAACATAACAGTTCTGGATCTTTTATTACCTTCTTGCTTTTGACGAATGGTCCATTTTCCTTTTCCTTTTAATCTTGGGAGTCCAAAACCAGTTTTATCTTTACTTCCTACTCTATATGTTCCATGACCTTCACCTATGTGAACAACATCAGCATCATGATCTTTCAAATACGCTTCAGCTGGTGATAAATCCGGGTGTGGCATTGTAATGCTTCTTGCTCTACCTGAAGCAGTAGTTTCAACTGCATCCGGATCCGGATGATGTTTATTCATATATTCTAAAATACCTCTTTCTTCTATTGCTTTAGCATATTCTGGTCTTGCATCTCGTAATTCATCGGGAATATGCCATCCCACCTTACCTGTTTTAGGATGTTTTCCAAATTTAATTGTACCTTGTCCAAGTGCCGCGGTTTCGTTTAGCTTTACTTCACCATTATATATAGCCCGGCCTTTATGAATTGTTCCTTTCTTTTTATTTAAAAATGGGACATCTGTTCCAGCTGTAGAACCTGCAGGATTATGGCCGGGAGGTACAAGACCTATATTTCTACATCTATTAAAAAAATGTTTTTCATACTTATGGCCTTCATTTTCTGTTTGGGCCCCAGGCTTATCTAACTTTGAAATAGGCACAGTAATTTTTTTTCTTGAGCCAGGTCGACTTACTGTTACATGATGGACACCTTTATCATCAATATGATGAGAATGTAATGTTACTTGTTCACCTACATTTAAATCATCATGTTTTGAGGCCATAATATGTGTGCCTTGCTTTGAATGCTTAGCAGCTCCGGACAAATATGGTTTTACATATTTTTCAAAATGACGATTGCCTACAAAACCAGAAGCCGTCATTTTAGATTCTGCAATGATTTGAAATTCAGTAAATTTTAACATCTATTTTCAATCCCTATTGATGTCTGATAGTTTTAATTGTTGTTTGGCCTGTGTGATCATTATGTGTAACTATATGTGAATATAGTCTAACACCTGGATGATCTTCTTTGAGTTTAGCAAAATGTTCATGATTCCCCAAATCATCATCATAAAGATGAATTTCATTATAACCATGTTTCTTTATAAGATCTGATAATACTTTTCTTTTTCTATCACCTGTAGAAGTACCTTCAACATTCCCTGCTCTGTATACATGTGTTTTAGATATATCTATACCATATTTTTTCATCGTATGAGCAAATTTTTGCTTATCATCAAGATCTGATCGAGCAGTAAGTATTGAAGTATTATGACCAGAATTTTTCAATCTATTTAATAAATTGATCATTTTTGGAATTGGTTTAGCAGTGCTTGCAAATTTCTTAGATGATTTAAAATCCTTGAAATCGTATCGTTCACCCGGATTTAATTTATTTTTATTAAATTGTTGATTAGACAAACTTTTTACAATATTGCCATTTGAATCACGAACATGGATTCTTAATTTTTTCGGATCATGTGCAAATAGTGTCTCGTCAACATCAAAAAAATGAGCAGTTTTTTGCACTGATTCTTCAAAATAAGCTTCAAGTTCTTTTGATACAACATCATTACCTTTGCCAAAAAAATGAGCAGTTGCTGCAACTGCATTAGGATCTCTTTTAATTGAATTAAAATGCTCTCTTTGATCTGGTGTCAATTCTTCAGAAAGAATATTTTTTAATTTAGAGAATGTTAGCATAAATTACATCCTAAGCAATAAAAGGAATTTTGATCTATTTATAAAAAGAAAGGTCGACCCTTTCGAGCCGACCTTCTTTAAAAGCATACAATGCCGGGAGGAACCCCACCTATGATCCCCGACTGTTCCTTTGCTATTATAGTCTCTGTGCCTCTTACGCTTCATGAAGCGCATAATGTATGCTCATGTGAATTTATTTATACAATAAAATTGTTATTATTTTAAAATAATATTTTTTTTATTCAATAGCTTTGTAATCTTTATATCGGTCATCACGGTTACCAGGATTTAATCTTACAATATTCAAATTTTCCTTTCTGATGACTTCAAGAACACGATATGCTGCTCTATCACATGTTACTTGCCTAATAAGTACTCCTTCAAAATCTTCAATTTCATCTTGAATAGCACATGAAATTAGTTTTGACAATCTTTCTCTGTCTACCATTATTTAAAATCCCTAAAATCTCGTGAAAACTTAGATTTCTTCTTCCCTCGTTCTGAATCTTCGTGTCCAAAGCCAGAGTTGTCAAATATAGGCTTATCATCCATAATATCTTCTTGAGCAGATTGTTCAACATCATACAGTTTCATTTTAGGTTTATCAACACCTATAACAAACCGTTTGTTGAAATTTAGATCATTGTAACGATTCTTAAGTTGTTTCACCATATATTGATTTAATGCTGCCAATTCTTCATTTGTCATAATAGCAAACATTAGATCGGCAGTTGCAGGGAGTCCAAATGATTCTGAAGTGTCACCTAGATCAACATCCGAACTGGAGTAACCACTACGAGTAGTCTGAGTAGCAGAGACAATAGGCACATCAAACTCTACGGCCAGACCTCTAAGTTCTTCTGCAATCGCTTTCACATACATGTATGTGTTTACATTTGATGTATATTTCAATCGAGATGAGGCACAGATGTTTAGATAATCAATATAGATGATGTCTGGTTTAAAGTTCTTTTTAATTTTCAATTCATTTAAAAGATACCTGAAATTTGCAGAACCTGCAGAAGCAGTTGGATATTCCTTGATGATAAGTTTTCCAGGGGTCTTGGAACAAATTCTTTTGATCTTTTTGTCATATGCTTCTTTTGTAAGAACTGAAAGATCGTCCATAGTTACATCAAGAAGATTAGCATCAATTCGTTCTGCAATTCGTTCTTCACTCATTTCCATCGTGATATAAAGAACATTTTTACCTTTCAAAAGATGTGATGCAGCAAAATGACACATCACTAGTGTCTTACCAACACCAGTGCCACCAAGTATAACATTAAGTGTTTTATTTGATAGACCACCTTTTGTTATTAAATTAAAATATTCTAGATCAAATGGAATTTTATTTTCTACACGATGATAAAATTCATATCGAGCATCAGAATCCTCATCCCAGTTATGACCAATGGAAGAATCAAAACTTACTGCCAAAGCATCAGAAAGAAGTTGAGGAATAGAACCTTTTGATTTGATTTTATCTTGATTATCTAGAATTTGAATTGAAGCCATAATTGCATTATATACGGCCTTTTCTTGAACCCACTTTTCGGTGGATTCTGTAAGCCATTCTAAATTTGTTTCAGGATCAAATTCAAATTTTTCAATTATTTCCTTACAATTTTTATAGGTTGTTTCGTCAATTTTATCCTTGTTTCTAAGTTCAATCTGAAGTACTTCTTGTGTTGGGAATGAATTATACTTTTGAACATATGCTTCAATTAGCCCAAAACAAGTCTTTTCAAAATTATCAAGAAAATACTCAGACTTTAGAAAAGGAATTACTTTACGACCATAATCTTCTCGGAAGACCAGATTACTAAGTACTACTCGTTCTATATTCATTTAAAACCTTTCTGTGTCAGAAAGTTTCTTCTGTATTCATAATTTTCTTATCAGAGAAAGAATACTTATTTTTGATCCACGTTGCAAAATCGGTAGTTGATAAAATATCCTTCCAGAATTCTGAATTGTTAATGAAGTCTCCTGCTCTCATATTTGATCCAAGTTCACCCGTAGTCCTATCGACCTTGCAATACCAACCATTCTTGGGCTTTGCAATATATCCACCTTCTAGCGCTAGATCAAGAAGACCAGACCAACGATTGATACCAGAATCAAAATTTACTGTAATTGGAATCTTAGACTTTTCACGAACAAGCCGAGACTTTTCAATATTGATAATAAAATGATACCCTAAAAGATCCTTATCATCCTTATCTTGTTGACGACCGATAATCCAAATATCATTTGCAGAGTAGTATACTCCAGTTCCGCCTGACACAATTGGTTTAGAATACATCTCTTGTGTCATATAGATATGATTGACCACAACCATAGGAATATCTTTTAAGGTAAGATGTGGTGTCACCATACGGAATAGCGACTTAAGTTGCTTAGCACGAGTCATATCTGCGGCAGATTTACCTGCCTCAGCATCATCTACTTCCTTCTTTGATGCAAGATTGCCAACGGAATCAACAACAATCATCACACGATCTTCACGCTTGATTTCCTTAAGTTGTCTCATAATATCAAACTTAAGTTCCTCAATATCCGTAATAGGAGTATGAACAACAGAATTCATATCAATATCAAATGATGAGAAATATGATTCAGGTGTTCCAAATTCTGAATCATAAAATAGAATAATTCCATCCTTATATTTCTTAAGGAAAGCAGAGGCCATCAAAAGAGAAAAAGCAGTCTTGAAGTGCTTTGATGGTGCTGCAAGAACAGTAAGACCTGGCATGAGACCACCATCAATGGAACCGGAAAGGGCAACATTAATCAGCGGAACAGTAGTTGGAATCATATCCTTCTTGCCGTATACCTTACTGTCCGTAAGAGTTGCAGTTGCATCAATCGTTGAATTCTTAATAAGACGTGCTTTTATATCAGACATATTTGTTCTCCAGATTTTTTATACTATATCACTTTAGTTTGGATTATCAACCAAAGAAATTCATCAATGTGTTTCGTTTTTCAACTGACCATCCAATTACGTCGAGAATACCTTTGATTGGTTCCACAAAGGTCTTTTCAAACTGTGTGTCATAGTCGATGTATTTTTCAAGACCAAACTCCTTGGGCAAATCATCAAGTACTGCTATGACATTTTCACGAATTGGATTTGGCACTTTTAGATAAGCAAACTTGATCTTATCACCATCACCAATAGTCATATACTTATCAAGCAGATTTTTTTCCTTGAGGAGATTATTGAAAAGAAGAGCACCACGAACTTGAATGGGTGTCCCAGAAGCATAGATACTATTTTTATCGGTATACTTATCAATATTATTCATACCCCGAGGAAATGCAACCTCCTCGAAAGGAAGAGTAATAAAATATTTCTTGAAATCTGAAATATATTGCTGCACGGATTCTTCATCCTTATTCATAATCATTTCAAGAACAGTTTTAATATTCTTCCGACATACCTTTGGTGTTGATGACCGAACTGCCTCAATACCTTGAATTTTTAACTTGGGTTCAGAGTATTGCACACCCTCAATGTTCCATGCATTGAGAATATACATTTTTTTGGCTTTCCATATTCCTTTATCAGCAATGGTCTCTCGTTTCATCCTCATTTTTTGTTGATATGCATTTACATAGTCTGCCAATTCCTGATATGCTTTATCCATAAAAGGTTTGATTTTCCTTTCACAGAATGCATCAAGAATTTTAGTGATCCTGACAGGATCCGTTTCATCAAGAGTTTGCACAAGATTATTCATTTCAATATAGGCCGAATCAGTATCAGAAGCAATTACATAGTCTACATTTGATGTGTTTAGAACTTTATTCAAATAGCCATTGATCTTCATCTCGATCCAACGAATGGTTAGCTGGCCAGATGATGTAATTGCCTCGGCAAGATTGAAATCAAACCAACGGAAATATTCATTTGCCAGAGCACCATAAGCAGAGTTTAGAAGAATTTTCATGGCAAGTTGTCGATTGTGATACCGTGAAATTTCGTTTGAAACTAGTCTCCGTTTTTCATTTTCAGTTTCTGGAATAGTCTCAAGTTGTTTCTTGGCATCAAGCATTTTCTGTTTAAATTCTACACGTTCGTTATAAATGGATTCCATGAGAGCAGCAAGGAATCCTTGTTTATCACGTCGATACCGAGTACCATTAGCAGCATATGTATAGTCATCCGTAAAAGATAACTTGCCATTGAGAATAGCATCTATGGAAGGAGATGATTCCTTGCGCATCACATACGTATCAGGGGAGATATTATAGCCCATAATCAAATGAGGATAAAGACTGTCAAGATCGAATGAAACTACCCAACGATTCATTCCAGTCTTTACATCTTTTACGTGACCACCCATCAATGATTGGAGTGACTTACCTTTCTTGAATTGATGAATGACTATTGCTCGATCAAGCAGATAGTTGTGAATAATAACATCCCAAGGTCTTACTGTTGTAAACATATCATTATAATTGACTTTTGCTCGATATGCCAGAGCCACAACAAGTTCAATGAATTTTAATTTTTCCTCGAACATGTCAATCAATTCAACATCTCGAATGTTGTAGTCGATAAACAGTTCAAAATTTTTCACATATAAATCATTCAGTGATCCATATTGTGAATAATCAAGTTTCTTGACACCAAGTTCCTCTTCTGCAATAGTATCCAACTTGTAATTTTCATGGTTTGAGAATGAAAACTTACGATACAGATGATAGTAATCTAGAACATTGATGCCAGCAGGTGTAAATGTCTGGTTTGTTTTACCACGAATTTCCACCGAATTTTCGATGAGAATTCCCCAAGGTGATAACTTTTCAGCATCTTTAACACCAAGAACATTTGTGATACGATTTACTAGATATGGAATATCAAAGAATTCAATATTCCAGCCAGTAACAATATCAGGGGAAAACCGACCAGACTGCCAAACATGTAGAAATTTCGATAGCAATTCATATTCATCTTTGCAATGAATATAAGTGATTTTATCAGACTTAGGTTTGTATGGCTTCAAACCAAATACAACCTTTTCACCACGTCGAGAAATGGTGATAGCAGTTACCTCTTTATCGGCCTTAAGAATATCTGGAAATCCACCGCTAGAATCGGTCTCAATATCTAATGAAATAATATTGATCTTACTAGGATCGTACTGAATATCTCCATGATATTCATCATAGATAAAAAGATATTTAAAGTCATTCAGGCCATAGACTTCAAAGTTGGCTACATCATCATAGCGCTTTACAAAGTCACGGGCATCAGAGATAGAATCGAACAAAAGTTTTTCAACCGGTTTCCCATCGAGTGTATGGAATTCCGTTTGAGCATTCTTCTTGGCCGGGAGAAACATATAAGGCTTGTAGTTGATTACTTTTGAAACTCTTTCAGTTCCATTATAACCGCGGAGATAGATTTTATTTCCACGCTGATATACATTTGTGTAAAATTTCAAAATGCAAGTCTCCTACTAATACTATTATTATATCACGTTTGTAGGAAATTGTCAACAACCAAATACACTCAGAGCTTTATCATATAGCCGTTCTCTTTCATTTAAACCAAGCTTATTCCCGTTGATGGTGATGGTAGCTTTAATTATATCTTGTGCATCGGCATCTTTATTGAGATTATATTTGTTCCAATACCATACAGCAGATTCCACTGCACCTTCTGGTGTTTCAAGATAAGAGACAGCAGAAGTAACATCAGCATTAATACTGGTTGCAAATTCAGTATAAAGGGATCTTCCTGTTAGCTGAATTAGACCTCTACCTCTAAAGAGATATCCATCACCAGATTCTTCATTTCCATTTCCCATTCTATTAGAATATATTCTATTTCCAATTTTCTCTGGGTTGTGCGCATAAAGAGAAACATTTGTTTCTGTAAAATGTGATGGAAATACTTCTAGAAGTCTCTGTGCGGAATAATTCAGATTTTCACGAGTATATGTGAAACCACCAGATTCATGACCAACTTGTGCAATAAACATTGCAACACGAAGTTCGGTGTTGATATTTCCACCTTCTAGAAACTTATTCAGCGGAGGAATATATGAATTGAGTATAGTTTCATTTGTTGTTTCAAACATGCTTTGTAGTTGTACAAGTGTAATTTCCATAACATATTCCTTAAAAGAGTAGAGGGGCCGAAGCCCCTCTATTTAGAGTAGATGTAATGATTTAAGCTCGTGTAGTTTAAATCTTAGTTGTTTATAATCAGAGCATGAATCCAACTTTGTGGATCGTTCTCTGAAAAAGCTAACAAGTCTATTGATAAAAGTTTTAAGCATTTTTCATACTTTCTTGATATGCTCTCTGAGCATGGAAATAAATGTCACTCTTATGAATACCAAGATCGTTGAGTTCTCGACATGACATAATACTTAAATCACGGAATGTGTCATTATAGACACGAACGGATTTGACCCACTTTTTAAGGTGGTTGATTATACCCATTATCATTATACCGAAAGCTTCTTGTGCTTTTCAGTGCCTGTCTCTGAAATTTCAACCTTCCGTGGCTTCTTGGAATCTGGAATAATATGCTCCAGCCAGAGCTTTAACATACCGTTGAAAAGTTCAGCATTCTGAAGTTCAACATTATCATATAGAGTAAATTCACGCGTGAATGCTCGATCAGCAATACCTTTAAATAGATAATTTTGCTGTGTATCTGCCTTCACCGAACCCTTAATAATGAGCTTCTTATCTTCAAGAGTAATCTCAAGATCCTGCTTGCCAAAACCAGCAACTGCAATTTCAATTACATACTTGTTTTCTTCTAGTTTGACAATATTATATGGAGGAAAATTTGCGATTGAAGTGTTTGCCATAGTATCAGTCATATGCTTGACAGTCTTGGCAAGATGATCAGAACCAATGAAAAACTTATCAAAGTTCTTATCCCAAAAGGATGGGAATGTAGTTAGATATGTCATATATGTTCTCCTAATTAAGCGAGAGTTAGATGTTGTTTGTCCCCGAAGGCGACAAGTTTATTTATACCACAGGTTCAATGAAATGTCAATATTAATGACCTTTTTTGCTCAAATTTTCTACAGACGTAATATAGAAACAACTTAAATCTTCATCCCATAAAAATATGGGTGTCAATTCGGCCTTCTTATATGGTTCAACTTCTTCTAATAAATATGTATACTCATTGGGCTTAGCATATAAGCTTTCATTATATTTGATATATTCCTCATTTAAAACTACCAAACCTGAACCTGAATTATTGGAGATACCCATATGTTTGCCCTAATAGGAAATAAATTAGTGATATACATAGTGGCCGGAATGGCATTTTTAGGCGCTGTGTCAACTATTTATATTGTTTGGAAAACCGGAATTGAAAATGCGGCCATAGCTGAGCAAAATGAAAACCAATTAAAACAAATCATTAAAGCCCAACAAGAAGAAATAGCAAAACAGAAACAAATTCTTGATGATCAGGAAGCAACTATTAAAAAAGCCACGGCAGATAATCAAGCTCTTAATCAAAGAATTGAATCTATCACAACATATTTGAATTCAGATACAGTTAAAAAAGAAGACAAGCCAAGTTCGGATATTCTTAGAAATACAATACAAGAACTTCAAGAAGGAAATGTGAAATGAAAAAGATATTAGTTGGAAGTCTAATTCTTGTATCTGCTTGTTCAGCACCACAAAAAGAAGTTATTACTGATACAAAGCAGACCGTAATAATGCCAGATCAGTCCTTATTTGATTGCCCAATCATCGAGAATTTTCCAGATACCTCTAAACTTACAGATGTTGGAGTAGCAAAGTTGTTAGTTCAACTTTTTAAAAATAACATGACTTGCCATACCAATATCGGTGCTATTCAAAAGTTTCTGGAAGATTCCCAGAAGATTGAAAGTAAGTAATTAGATTTCTTCGATGTAAGGTTTACCAAAAATATTAGGATTGGTATTAGCAATCTTCTTGGCAAAATCTACAGCCGCAGCAAACGTTTTCATCTTCTTGGTTTTAGGAATAATTCTAGCAATCTTAGAACCTGCTTCCATGACCCGAACATCGTACACAATCTTATACATATCTTTCTCCTCAGTTACGCCGTGAAAGACTGCCGATCTTAGACATATCTTCATTAGGCAAGGCAACCTGTAAGCCACCCTTATTATATAGGGGAACTACACGACTTGCCTTTTCAAGGATTGCCGCTCGAGTAGCAGCAGATTCCTTATGGAGATTGGCCATAATTCCATTGGCTCTACCACCATCAAGAATGGTATTGCTAAGTTTTACTTTTTCTGTTTTATAAGAAGGCAAAGGAATTTTGTATTTTTTTGCTTTTTTTAGTTGTTCAGGATGAACACCCATCTTTCGGAGCCACTTTTCATGCTCTGCTTTTTTCTGGTCCAATCGCGCAGACATATTATCACCTCTACTTATAGGTGTATTATACCACAGGAGTAGGATTTGTCAACATATTTTTATGGTGGTAAACCGCAACCTTCTTATTTTCTTGAGAATATTTAAAAGCTATAAATTCATAATTTTTTAAAGATTCTTCTGTAATAGTTTGTCTGGTTTTTAATTTACACCAATATTCATCTTTAAGAACATAAATTTCTGCTTCTATCACATCTGTCCCCTTTGAGAAATAAGAATAGAATATTTGTTTGCTTTAAAATAAGAAACTATAGGTTTAACAGTAGTCCTTGGGTCTGGTTCCCCACACATAAAAATATCAACTGCGGCATGACCATATTCAGGCCAAGTATGAACGGAGATATGACTTTCTGCTAAAATGATAACACCCGTATAACCATTCCCTTCACCAAAATGATGCCATCTCTCATCAAGAACAGTTGCACCGGCATTGATGGCAATTTCTTTTAAAACCTTAGAAGCGGCTGATATATCAAGAAAAACTTCTGAATTTTCAGTTCCCCATATATCTAATATCACATGTCTCCCAAGAAACTTATTTGTTTCTTGTTCTTTAAGTTTTAAAAGAGTTAATAGTTTGCTAATCATCTAATACGTTTCCATATGGAATTATAAAAATTAATCTTTGCCATATCTGATTTATATTCATTGAAAAGCTTCTTTGTTTCTGGAGATAGTTCATCAAACCAAATCCAGAATGCATCATTAAACTCTTTGGTTTCTATTTCTTCTTCGATACTTTTCATTGAATATATCCCGAATGGTCAGGGAAGCAAGAATTGAACTTGCAACCTTTGCGTCCCAAACGCAATGCTCTGCCAGATTGAGCTATTCCCTGATAATTGGCGGAAGAGGAGGGATTCGAACCCTCGGAACCCCTAGTAGAGTTCGGCGGTTTAGCAAACCGCTACCATAGGCCTCTCGGTCACACTTCCTTTATTATAAAACTAGGCCGCACGACTTGGCCTGAATGTTGTCTAGCATCGCGACGACCAGAGACTTCCCAATCGTATCTAGATCAAACTTATTTGGTGGGGATCGTCAGATTCGAACTAACTCACCAATTAAGGAACAGATTTACAGTCTGCCGCACCTCTCCAACTGTGCCGCATCCCCAACAATTTGGTGCCGGATGAGAGATTTGAACTCCCGACCTTCGGTTTACAAAACCGCTGCACTACCACTGTGCTAATCCGGCAAACTGGCTAGGGCAGTTTCACGAGATCGCCCAGCTCGAACCGGAGTGACCGGTTATTCCCCTTGAGGGGCAAACCTCCGCGTTTTTATAGAGGTGTCGGGATCCTCTACCGGTACAGACCCAAGCAGACCTAGGAACCGCTTGTTACTAATCCGGCAAACTGGCTCGGGTGGTAAGATTCGAACTTACGACCGATCGGTTAACAGCCGATTGCTCTACCACTGAGCTACACCCGAAAACTTGTTTTACATCTTCTTCCTAGATCGTGGCGCAATATAACTATACTTAGATACCGTCTTACCACGAATAGTATGAGGTGTAGTAATAATATTTAGACCACGATTTCGCAATGAATATACAACATGATATGGGTTACTTACATTAAAACGGTTTGAAATTTGTTCGGCCGTCAAGGATTGTCCACGTTCCAAAAGAGCAAACACACGATCAGTAGCAGGCTTATTCATATTGTATTCTCCACATAAGTTTAAGTTGGTATCCCGTAGGGGATTCGAACCACCGGCCCACAGCTTAGAAGATAGGTTGGCGCTCTCACTAGGACTCGAACCTAGAATCTGGGTTTAGAAGACCCGTGTGATATCCTATTTCACCATAAGAGCAAACTGTTTTATTTCTTCTAAACTAGATAGAATAACTAAATTTTTTAGTTGTTGCTCTATCCAACTGAGCTAAGGACACTTGATGTATCATTTCATCATTTTTAGACTATATCACATTTCTCATGTATGTCAATTAAAAAGTTTAGCTAATATGAAGCCCAGGTTTACCTACCATCAATTTGGTATGCCAATCATTCCCTTCTCAGAATTTAGCAACAAGGTTACCAATCTCATCGAGCTTGATATACACCCGTTCCAAAAGATATTGTTTATCTTCTTCTACTTCTATATTAAAAACAGCAACACCTGAGTCATCAATATATGAAAATGATGACGAGATGAAATCACATCCATAACCAGAATATCGTAGAATTTTATCAAGCATAATATCGTCGATCTGATTTACATCGACCAAGTTCCAGATATTAATTCGAGCCATCTTAGTATTCCTTTTTAAAGCATTGTGCCAGTAACAGGATCCACGTGGATCATAATACCATCAAATGACGGAAGATAAAACATTTCCCAAGGAATTGATCCATCTTGCTCACGGAATTGGTAATAATAATCACGTTGGCATTCCTCAAAAGAATTTGCCGTAATTCTTATATTCTTGTTCACGTGTTTAATTATGTACATCGGTTTCACCTTTCGATTCGATATACCGAACAAAGAGCCCTTGTTCGCGACCAAAAGCCTCAATTTCCCAGGGAAGATCCCAATAGTTTACCTTTTCGTCATCAATAGTTTCATTGAACCATTTGTGAAGACGACCGCCACCTTTTGCAACATGTCTGAGTTCATTCCTGGCATACTGTTTGACATGCACCATTTCATGGGCAAGCGTCTTAAGTAAAGTGTCAAATTCCATATTGGCGTCAACAGTGATCGTAAACCAACGCGGCGACCGTCCGTCATCCTCTGGGTTCATAAATGCATATTCGCTAGCGCGTTCGTGAAGAGTCGGATCGAACTCGACATCAAGTTCAATATTCTCTGTCAGCCGCGGGCCAAGCAAGATGGTGGAATAGAATTTTAGCGCCGACCGAATATCAGACCGATGGGCCTTGAGCCTATCGGGCAATCTGACTAGTTTGAGCAACATATCTATCTCCACCATCATATATGCATCTTAACCTATTTTTAAAAATAAGTCAATACCTATTTTACACCCAATTCGCGGGCAATCATATCCCATGCCTCGATATACATGTAATCGCCAAGAATTTCATCCGACCCTGACGGCTGGATTATTTCCATGGTTTGGTCGAGATAATCTATAATATCGTTATAATCTTTGATAACAGCATCGGCATCCCGAATTGCTTTCAAAGTAGCATCGGCCAAAGCTTTAACACCGTCAGAATAATCGGTCACACCTATCTCCATTAACATCATATATGCATCTTATACCAAATGCTTAAAAAAGTCAAACCAAGGAAATCAATACGTTAGCCAGGTAAGGTGCCTAACCCATTGATATGATTGAACATAAAAAAGTAGGTTTTCTTAAACTTTTTTCGTTCTAATAGAATCAATACGTTAGCTTAGAAGGCCTGGGACCAGACGTTCTTATGAGGATTCTACTTGCCAAAACCTAATGAAATCAATGGGTTAGGCCTAGGCACGTTTGGAAAAAATACCAATCTTATCAATACGTTAGCTAAAAATGCCGAACTAAGCAGCACTAGAGGTGGGTTTATACCACCCTGACAGCCTTAGCATCGTCTCTCACATAACCCATTGATTCTATTAGAACGAAAAAAGTTTAAGAAACTTACTTTTTTATTTGTAAGGAAATCAATAGGTTAGCGCTAACCTATTGATATGATTAGTTTGACTTTTTTCTTTAATTGGTATAAGATGCATATATGATGATGGAGAGGGATTCTCATGGCTAGGAAAACTATTAATATTGCGGAGCTAACCGCTTCGGTTAACAAGATGCTTTCCGAGAGTACTCTCGGCCCGGAACAACGGCGGGGTATGATAACGGTACTTGAGTCTGTGCTGTTATCGACCGGGAATTATCGTGGCTTTGGGTATCTGACAGAAAGTGAGGTGCCTCCCGGCCATCGGCCAGGTGTCAACATCAGCCCCGTCGACGGGCAGCACATGGAAGACTACGATGCTCGCTTCCATAATACCGACACAACTCGTGTTCACTATTACTAGGAGATATAAACATGGTACCGGTTCGTGAATATACCAATAAGTTGCTCGAAGCAGTCCAAGAAGGCATAGTGGATCGAGATTGGCTGATTGAATCCTTCCTTCTCTGGATGAGTGAGGCTGATGTCAAGAAAATGTGTGAGGCATACGAAATCGACATTGAAACATTTGATTTTAAACTTGAGGATGAGTTCGACCCCACCGGAATTGTTAACGAATAGGAAATAAGATGCGATACGAAATCACTATTAAAAAAGGTCGGAAGATTGTCGAGCGGCATCACCGAGATGACTATCTTGATGCTCTAGAACTTCTAGATCGAATTGAGAATCTGATCGGCTTTGAATACCGTGTGGAATTCAGAGATCGGAAACCTTTTGCTTAATAATGGTTGACAAAATATCCGTTCCGGGATATAATGTACATATACTTGAGAGGAATTGTTATGCCTTCAATGTCTTACTGTGCGTTTGAGAATACATGTTCAGAGCTAAGTCAGCTGAAAGCAATGGTAGGATATGCCATTGATGATAATGAGCCTTTGGATCTTAATGAATATGAAAAGCCTTACTTTGATCGGATCTCCGACGAAATGGCTGAGTTGATTGAATTGATCGAGCAATATCAAACTCAATTTCAGGTCGCTGAATAATGAGAAATAAGAATCGTATACCAGCTTATTGGTTTTCTCTGTATGTTGCGGGAATATTTGCATTATCCGCAATTACAACTGTAGGATATATTCTCAACATTGTCAAAATATTCAGACATTTCAACGACCCTCTTACAACTGAGATGATACTCAGGATTGTTGGTGTTGTTGTAGCTCCGTTTGGTGTTATCCTTGGTTATGCATGAGGCAGATGTGATCCAAATTCAGATACAAGATATGTATGGTCGTTGGAATAACTACACGACCACATCGAACTATCCTCAGTCTATCAGGCAGGGGCTTCTTAATGCTCTTAAAACACAATTAGCGTCTAAGACTAAGAAAGCCAGAGCCATTGATAAGAATGGCGCTATAATTGATATGCAATATGGATAAAACAAAGGTGCAAAGCAGTGACTGTTACTCAAGAAACTATATACGATCACTTTGAAGATACTATAAGCAAGTACCTGGGTGAGCGCATGAAAACTGATGAAGCATTGTGCACTCGTATTTGGTCATCTTTGGCCAATGTTGATTGGTATTATATAAAAAGTCAACAGTTGATAATATGCTCATACTCTTTTCGTGCTGCAGGGATAATAATAGCAGAAATTCGTGGTCAAGGTGATTACATGGATTGGTATTGCTCTGGCCCTTATCAGACAGTAGATGAAGAATTCCGGAAGATAATGAAAAAGGAAGGCTTTATTGCTGACGATATGAATGGTATTTGTGATGAACCAGGTTGTCTGGAGGAAGCAA